AGCTAGAAGAGCGTTTAGCAGGTCAGGGTAGGCTAGGTGTTAGGACTGATATGTTTGGCGGTACGCCTGAGCAGTTAGCCCTAGAAAAGGCTATAGCAGAACAGCAGGCAGGTCTTGGTGTGAGTGCGATGGAGCAGGCGCGTCAGGAACAGGCCTTACAATCACAGCAGACTCTACAGGGTTTGGGTGAGACACGGGCTAGGCTAGGACTTCTTGGCGATCTAGGCCTTCAGGGTCTTGGCGCTTCTTACCTCCCACAGCAACAACTACTTGCGGCTCTACAGCCTTCTTTGGAAGCCTCTCGCATTGGTTCTGCGCTACAATCTACAGGCGCAGGATTACAGTCTCAGCTTGCAGAATCAGGCCTAGAAGCTCAGTTGGGTTACAACGCACTAGCTAACGCCTTGCGTCAGCAGCAGTTCCAAGGGCTGTTTGATTTGTTGAAGGGCGAGCAGCAAAGCTCTTCCTCATCAGCAAGCGCCGGCACTCAGGGATTTGTAGATCAACTCAAGAATCTTGGGGTGAATATTGGCGGCGACATGCTAGGCAATGTTTTATCAGGCGCTATGGCAAACCAACAGCAATACCCTAATCCCGCAGACTTTGCATCCGATGACGCTTACCTTCGAGCAATAGGAGTTAGATAATGGCTATAAACATTCAAAGCCTGTTCGCGGACATCATTGATACTCCTGAACAGCGTCAACAGAAACTACTCCAACAAGGCGTGGTACAAGGTCAACTCTTGTCATCAGGTCTTCGCGGTCGGGCAGCAGCGTTAGCCCCTCTTGCTCAGGTAGCAGGTCAGCTTGGCGTACAGCGTCAGGAAGACCTCCGCAGGGCAGTGCAGCCTATGATTGGCATTGATCCTCGGACCACGGGCGAGAAGCTGCAAGAGCAACTCGGTAACATAGACACGAGCACGCCTGAAGGTTTGATGCAGGCTGCTCGAGCAATACAGTCTATTGATCCTGTGCGTGCTGCGTCCTTGCGTCAGGCCTCAGCAGAACTGACACGCGACCTCGAGGACCGAGCCCTAAATCGTGAGGCCGCTCGGTCGCAGATTGATACTGCTGCGGCTAGAGAAGCGAGAGCAGTTGAGGCAAGCCAATACGAAATCAGCAGACGGTCTGTGCAAGAAGATTTGGCAGACATCAACATTGACGCTGCAAGGCTGCAAAGAGACCTGAATGAGATGCAGCTAAATGAGACTCGAGAGCAGACAGACGATCGCAATGCCTTGCGGGCGACACTATTAGACAATATGCCTAACACGCCTGAGACCGCAAGGACTCGCGCATTAATTGAGACAATGGATTTGCCCTCACTACAATCATTCATTGCCCCTAAGCCCAACGACTTTACTGAAATCGAAACCGAGATGGTTAGCCCGATAACAGGCAAGCGCGGCACAGGCATAGTCATGTTCGACAGGAATAACCCTAAGGTTCCGCCGGTGTTTATCGCTATGAAGTCTGATGGAGAGGGCGAATATAAACGAAACTCCGCTTTTGTAAACAAGTATTCTAAAATCCTACAAGATAACCCTGACATTGCCGAGAAATTGTCAGACGACAATAATTGGATTGGAACGAATCAAGACAATGTAGAGCTGCGAGCAACTCTATTAGCCGAGGCGCTTGATAGAGAATTGCAGGCGAATCCCGACATGGCTGTCAACGAGGCGCTAGATAGACTGAATGCAACTAGCATAAACAATCTCAGGCAGGGCGTCATTTTGCCCGCAGGACCGATAAGCGGAGATGGTGAGTGGGGTATCGCGGGAGAGGAAGGGCAGCCAACCCCTGACCCTCAAGAACCGCCGGCTCCCCCAAGCAGACTAACAACTCAGCCTCCGCCGAACAGCGGACCAAGCCCTATCAATAATATTGATTTTGTTATTCAGGCAAACCCTAACACGGACCCCAAGTTAATTGCTCAAAGATTTGCACAGGGAGTTACCAACGAAATCAACAAAAAGACACAGCAGATTGAAAACCTTAAAAGGACAAAGGTTGCCGGAGCGGCTACTCAAGAAAGAATAGAAACACTTCAGGCTGATATTAAGCAGCTAAATCAAGAGCTTAAGTTTATTGAATCTAGAGGTTAGCCATGCCTGTAACTAATGTCACCTCCCCCTCGGGGCAGATCATCCCTGTCACGCATCCCGAGGGAGCTACGCGCGCAGAGATTATTGAGTTCGCTAAAACACGCAACGCACCTGAGGCTATTCCCCGTAGCATGGAAGACTTCTCTGCTGCGCGCAGGTTTGCTTACGAGTTCAAGGCTTCATCAAATCTCACAAGCAACATCGCCACTCTTCTCGAGGCGGCCTTGCCTGTCGGTTACTTTGGCGATCCGCTTGACCAAGGTAACGGGGCATATACTTCGGTGGACGAAGCATACGGAGAGGGGTTTAGCGAGCTACCATTTGATGATCGCGTACAGAAGATAAGGGAGTTTAAGGATGCGAGGCTCAAGGCTCAGTATCCAAAAATCTCTGCGCTAGTAGAGCAGGGCGGGGACACAGGGTTCGCGGGCTCAGCGGGTGGGTTTATCAAAGCACTAGCTGACCCCACAAACCTCATCCCTGTGGGTCGTGGGATAAAGACTGTCGCTGCCATCAGTGGCTTGTTAGGTGGCGCGTTCGAGGCCACTCGAGGTCTAGTTGATGAGGGTGAGATCGATACCGCGATGACCGCGAAGACTGCGGTGGGCGGTGCTGTGTTTGGCGCGGCTGCGGACAAAGCTATCCGTGCAGTGAAGCCTGCATACAACCGTATGCGCGCTGCGATGCGAGCCAAGAAGACAGCGAAAGATGTCAGGGCCGCCAACATCGAGATGGAGAAGATCAACTCCAAGATGATCGAGCTTCAAGCCAATCAAGATATAGCAGCAGACTCCAACCCTGTTCTTGCTGCCATGACTCGCCTCGACATTAAACCTCAAGACGGTCTCAAGATTATCAACAACGCAACGGAGCGGTTGGATATTCCCGAGCCCGAGCTTGCCAAGGTCGCAAAAGAGTATCAGGCGGTCCTTGACCGCGAGGCTGTTCCATCCGGTTTTGTTGCCGATCTGTTGGGCTCCGTCTCAACTCAGGTCAAAAAAATTAGCCCCGTGGCTTATCAGGCCTTGCAGAAGTTTGAGTCGGGCAAAGCTATTCGCGTCGGCACATACATGAAGCAGATACAGGGCTTCGAGAAACTACAGAAGGCTTTACCCGTAGAGCAGCAAGAAGACTTTGCTGTCTTCCTTGCGAACAGAAACTATGGCGGCGCCCTCAAGCTGCTGCAACAGTACAATGTTGACAAGGTAAAGACCGGACGCAGAACGTATCGCACCTCAGAAGAGATTCTCGAGAGTGTGTCTTCTGTTCTGAAAGAGATTCAAGAGTTACGCCTTGGCGCTGACGCGAACGCCGGCGAGCTCGGCAATTTCTTCCCGCGTATCAATAAAGATGTGGACTCAACGCGCCAAGCTTTGGGCCTGACCTCAAAAGAAAACTCAAAGATCGAGGCTATGCTGCAACGCAAGGCTGATGAGTTGGAGAAAGAGGTTAGTGAGCTGACCGAGCTACAGCGTAGCAACGTGTTCGATGACTTCCTCAAGTCTCGCATGCCTGCCATCAAGGACCCGAAAGGGAAGCGCAGGACAATAGCGGACCTAGACAACGACCTGATCAAATATTACGAGAACCCTGCGGAGGCGCTAACTAAGTACATCTCGCGCACAACCGATGAGATAGAGCTCAAGCGGTTCTTCAGTCAAGGCAAGACAAATAAGGTCGTTAATCCTGAGATGAACATGGACCGCAGTATTGGTAATTACGTCCAAGAACTATACGACGATGGCGAGATTACCGAGACAGGGATGAGGGAGTTGCGCAAGTACCTAGACGCTAGGCTAGGAATAGGCACTAGAAGCCCACACAGGGTTCTCAGCGCGCTTAAATCTGTCAGCAATGCGATCCTATTGGGCAACCCTATCTCTGCTACAACGCAGCTAGGAGACCTCTTCGTGGCGGCGCACAGGTACGGCATCAAGAATACCTTTAGCTCTATCGCGAAAGGTGTGACGGGTCGTGGCGATATTAACGTGGAGACTATGGGTCTTGAGAACTACATCGCTACCGATCTATCCGACAGCACCAAGGCCGGTTACTTCCTAGACAAGGCTCTGACCTTCTCGGGATTCAGGGCGATGGATAGGCTTGGCAAGAACACCGCTCTCGAGGCAGGGTTCAAGATGAACCGCAACCTTGCCAAGACTGACGCCGGTATAGCTAAGCTGCGTGATAAGTGGGGTGATGTCTTCGGAGATGAGTTCGACTCCCTAGTCAGCAACCTCAAGGCCGGCAAGGTCACCGACAACGTCAAGCTGCTGATGTGGCACGAGCTGTCCTCTCATCAGCCTATCTCCCTGAGTGAGATGCCGCTGAAGTATCTCGAGAATCCTAACGGCCGTGTGTTCTACGCGCTTAAGAGTTTCACAATCAAGCAGCTAGACATGCTGCGAAGAAGTGTGGCGGACGAATACGCTAAGGGCAACAAGCTACAGGCCGGCAAGAACCTTGCTTCCTACGTAGCTCTCGTTGGCTTGGGTGGCGCTACGGTCCAAGAGATTCGCAACGCAGAGATGGGCAGGGGCTTTGACCTTGAGAGAATCCCTGACAACTTCGTTAACCAACTGCTCGCCACCTTCATGGCTTCGCGTTACATCGTGGACAACAAGCTGATGGAAGGCGACATCATGGGTGCTTTGGTTGAGATGGGTGCGCCCCCTACCACGGCTCTCGAGAATCTTGGTAAGGACGCATTCGCTGTGACGGCAGCCCTTCTTAAAGGAGAGGAGCCACCTATCAAAGCGATACGCAGCGTTCCTCTTGCGGGCAACTCAGTCTACAACCTGCTAGGCGGTGGAGCTGAGGAGTTCTTGGAGAGACAAGCTAAGGACTAACGGGGTAGACGCCTCTCGCTCATCGTGGGCAGGGGCGTCCCCTTCAGCTCTTCCTCAATCAGGAATTCGCAGAACTGCTTTATCTTGCGGAGATCATCCACTCCCCCCTTCTGCCGCCACCGTGAGATGTACTTCACGATAGCCCCTTCGCAAAACCCCAACTCATTCGCGAGGATGTACTCGATTGGCTGTATCTTCAGGTCTTGGTAGTGGCTGCCTGCTACTTGGTAGTCGGTTGAGTTCATACATCCCACTCCTTGATGAACACGCCGTTAGGCTGCATCTTCCCCTTGCGGTCCTTGATGTCTTCATAAGCTACCTGAAGGCATTCTGCGAGCGTAGTCTCGTGCATCAAGGCAATGTTATTCAGGACAACCAAGCAGTCGCCGATATCATCCTTTACGTCCCTGCCCTTCGCGAGGTTATCGGTCAACTCGCCCACTTCAGATACTAGCTTCAAGCCTTGGACCTGCGGGTTGCTGTACTTAAGTATTCCCCTCACCTCGCTCCACTTCGAGCACATGTTTATTAGCTGATGAATATTTATATTCAATGTAGCGTCTCCTCTTTTGCTATTAGGTGGTCTGCGCCACCACGTTTAATGAATGTTTTGTATCGCTGTGTCATGGCCTCGGTGGAGGTGACGAATGAATGCAACTGCTCGAGCGCCAAGGTCAGCGAGCACACCGCGTCTCGGTCCTCGCCATCATTCTCATCGAGGAAGTTTTCCACCCACGCATCTAGCTCTTCCATAGACATGAGCCTGAACTCAAAAGTTTCCTCTTCCATTACGTGATCTCCTTAAATAGTTTTACATCAAAAAAGCAGCAAGGCTCTACGTCCTCGGGGTCATTGCGGTCAAACCTGCCGGCGATCTCTACCGTGAAGGGCTCTGTGTCTAGCCTGATCATGTGAATCTGCCCGTTCGCTGAGCGTACAGCGAGGAAGCACGGAAGACCTGTGGCCTCTGCGATGCGCTTGGCCTCGAGCACCTTGCTTAGGGAAATAAAATAACACGGGAAGTCAAAGATGCTATTGGTTCTGCACTTCACTTCGAGGAAGGCTTGCACTTTCTTGTCTCGATGCATGGTGTAGTCTAGCTGCATCTTGCGTGGCATTTTCTGCGCACTGCACCCCCACTTCGCGCAAACCTTTTCGGCCACCTGCTCCTCATTGCGCATCGACTCTGCGTTTTCGTAGATCGGTCTGCTCATTTTATTCCCCTATTCTTTTTAGGTGGTGCGTTATAAGTTCGTTGAACTCCGCCAACATGTCCTCATAGTCGCCCTTGTATCGCTTCACAGGTGTAGACTTGTTCGCGATCATCTCTTCCACGTAGTCCCTGCCGTACATATCCTGCATCCACAGGGTGTATTCCTGCGCTGCTGAGCCGTGTCGCATACCCCACATATTGCACGCAGGGCATTGAGGGTGGACGTTCTCGATAGAGAAGGCGTGGTAGCTGCTATTCCCCTTCGGGATAAAGTGGCCGCCCTGCATATCTTTATAGTGCTTACTTGTACCGCAGGACACACACTCGCAGTACCCATTGTTATCAGCCGCTGATAAGCGTGCTAACTTCTGCACAGCCTTATAGCATTCCTGCTTGAGCTGAGCCGAGGTCTTAGTCTTAGGCTTGGACTTGCGCTTCTCACGCCTCACTGTGCCTCGCTTCATTTGAATGGGTATCCATACTTGAGACTAAGAAGGGTTCGCTCTGCCCTGAGACTGTCCTCGCGGCTCATGTTGTCATGCCGCATCTTAAGCAGTAACTGACTGAACCTCGGAGAGGTGACAGGGTATGTCTTCAAAGCCCTTCTAACATCGAGGGGTACTACATAATCATCTTCAGTTTTTCTGCCCATATAGCCCTAGCCTTTTTTGTTGGAGATATAGTTTCACTAATCCGCTTTTATTGCCACTATAGTTTCATTGTTTTGCCTCCAAAATGATTTTAATTTTCCTACAAGAGATAAACACTTGTCGCAGATACTCTCGCTCTTTAACTCTCGCTCCATAAACTGCATGCACATCTCGCAGCGTTTGGTTTTATTCTTTACTTGCGCCATGTCTTCCTCCCCGACCTACGGCCTGACATCTCTAGCTTGTTATGCTTTCCTCTGCGTCCCGCTAAACGAACCTTGTACTGCTCGCCCACTACGTCAATGGCGTACACTTTCTTCTCTGAAGTAGCTAGGAACTCTGCCTCCTCGAGGGCGTCCACGAATGAGTCGAAGAGAGTCATCGGCGCGAGGGGAATGGGACATAGACGTTGAACTTAGTCCCGAGCAAGTGGCTCAGGTGCTTATGTATCTCGTCATAGTCTGAGGCGGAGACATCAGCGCTAGACTTCTCGCCCGTGACGACCTGCTGTATGGGCTTCCACAGATACTCTTTCACGAGCTCGGTGGTCCACGGTATCTCGGCGTCCTGCTTCAGGGTCTTTTTCATGTCGAGCCCCTCAGCATTTAAGCGCTCTGATAGCAGCCGGCAGTACACGTGGAGGGCATTGTTCTGAGCAGTGGTTCGGGTCTTGCCCGCCTTCCACTTGAGGGTGACATAGCGCTTCTCTTCGTACAGCTTCGTGATGTGATCGACAAACATCTTGAGCGAGTGGCCGCTGTTCACCACCCAAAATTCCCCTTGGTTGATCTCGTTCATTTAGATTTAGCTCCTTGAAAGCTTTTGTTGAATATCTCTTTCTCGATCGAGTGAGTGGTCGAAAAGGTGGATGGCGGATAGATGGTGATAACACCGCCCGACTCTAAGTATTGTTTTATATCCCTTTCGAGCTGATCCCTAACAGCATCATTGTTGCGTGTCGGAACTGACATAACCCCCTCCCAAGCCAATCACCTCATCCAACGAAAGACCTAGCGCGCCGCACGCCTTGATAAACGTATCAACCTGCATGTTCTTTTGCGCTAGTAGATGTGAGTAGTTGGACCTATCCCAACCGATCATGGCCGCCGCATCCTTATACAGCAGGCCTGTTTTCTTATGTGCCTCGCGTAGGCAGTTACCAATATGGATTTCCATTCATGCTTTCCTGATTATGTCAAGGACACGGTTTTATAAAATCTGTCCGAAATGGTAGGGGGCTTGCGCCCCCTCCGGTTAAAACGGGATGTCGTCTAGCGAGACTTCGGCAGCAGGTGCGGCCGGTGCAGCAGGCTGCTCATCCTTAGGCTTGACCGACAGACTGAAGAACTTCTTGCCTGACTTGGCTTCCTTCACCCATGCGTTGAGCCAAAACTCCTGCCCACCCACGTTGACTGAACCGTTGTAGTCAGCGTGAGTTTCCTTTTCCTTACGCTCGTTCTTGAACAGTGCGCCCCGATTGGTATCATCATAATCACTCATTTACTTCTCCTTATTGAAAAACTTATCTACGTTTACTGCGATTAACTCCACGGCCTTGGTAATGTGAGTCTCCAAGGCTGCGATGTATTCCTCATCACGCTCTACTCGAACGATCAAAGGCTTCATGTCGGGGTGATAGGACATGAAATCCCACCACTCCCTGCCGGTTATCCATAGACAACCCATGACCTGCTGATAGTATTTCGAGGGCAGCTTGCCGTCTCTCAGGTACGAGACATGCGTTGCCGCTGCGGGACACTTGATCTCGAGGCCGCCCTCACCCTCTCCCCCTATCAATCCATCGGGCGAACAACCTGCCCGCAATGTATCGTGTAGACAGAAACCAACCTCGGTTACAGTCTGATCAGTGACAAACTCATAGGCTGCGCGGGCGTCAGGTTCTAGCTCGGTCCCGCGTGCCATGTGCTCGTTCTGATAGAAGGGGGTGGGCTCGCCCGTTAGGTCTTCCGCGATTAGCTGATTGATATACCCATCAGCCTGCGTGGACCATGCCCCCTTGGTCGTGACGATCTTGGCGAACATCGAGGCGGACGGCACACCGAGCCTCGCGTTCAACCACTCATCTGATCCCTGCTCGCAATCAATAACCCTCACAGCTTAGACTCCAACATTTCCTTCGCACGGGCAAACTGCTGCGAGGATAGCTCATCTATAGACTCACACTTGAACGCCTTGCAGAAGCGCTGTGTGTCGCTCTCAGTGCGCTTTATGAGGTCCGCTATGGTCTTGGCTTGCGCCTTGGTCACAGGCTTGTGCAGCTCAACTACGGGCGCGGCCTGTGTGGCAGCGTTGCCGTCATCATCCTCAGCAGGAATGCCCGCGATAGCTTGGAGGGCATAGCGGCGAGCGTAGGTAATGGCTGAGCCGGCTGCCTGTGCGTCCATCTTGCCTAGCGGGATGAAGTAATCCTGCTGCAACCACTCGCCCGAGGAATGCATGAGGCGGGTAGTCACACCGACTGAGCTCTCGCCACTGACAGGAAACTGCACGTAGCTTAGACCGTGCGCCGCGAAGGGCGCCTTGATCGCTTGGATCACGGACCCGAGGTCCGCATATTTCGATTTGAAAAATGGGTTCGACGCCCCCTTGATCGCGGCGCCCATCTCAGATTGTGCGGCAGCCATAGCGGCTGCGAGGTTTGCTATGGTTTCAGATTGTTTCACTTTCATTCCCCTTGGTTACTAACAATATGATGGCATTCTCGAGCGCAGTAATCAGTGTGTCTGTGCGCTGTGCTATCTCGGGCCTGCCTAACTCTTCGGATAACTCTCTCATGCTGTGAGCCTTGGCGATCTCTCGCCTCAGCTCAAACAGCGTGTCACTTAGCGCAGGCACTAGCGCAGATACTCAATGTACTGACGCTGCGCCTCCATGCGGCCCGCATGCTGCTCGGCAGTCTCATACTCTATCGCGTAATCCGATAGGGCCTGATCGAGAACCGCAGCCTGCTCGGCACGGTCGCACAATTCCATCACGTAGCTTAGTGCTGCGCGGCGTGTATACTCCGCAAGCTTGGCTGCTGCTGTGAGGTCGTTCATCGCAACCGCTACTAGCAGCTCGCCAAATTCACCCGCGTCACCGTGGTCGGTGGTGATGGCTTCCCATCGCTCGCCGGCATCCTCGCCTGATAGCGCCCACTCAATGAGCATGTCCTTATCGGCGTCCGATACAACGTCCCAATCAATCAGGCCATCGAACAGGTATTCAGTTACAGTGCGGTCTAGCTTCAGAAAATCGTTAATTGTTTTCACGGTAATTCCCCTTGGTTGTTATGGCTCACCCTGTGTGAGTGATTACATTCTCGTGCAATTGATTATTCGATGTCAAGCTTTTCTTCAAAATTAAAATTGATCGGCTTACCCTCTCGGCTTACGAGCTGTAAGCTATTGTCGTGAAAGTAAAAATTGAATGCGCCCTCGTATGTTCCGTGCCTTTGCTTCTCTACAATTAGCTTCTGATCGAAACTTTTTTCTAAATATTCCTGCTGTTTTTCATCGAGCTCGACCGCCTTCGCAATCTCTTTCAGGGTCTCTCGCTTCTTGTTCTTCCACACGATCACGAGGTTGTCGGATAGATCGACGATCGAGCTACTGCCGCGCACATCAAACTTGCTCGGTATCCACGACTCGTCACCCGACTGCGGCTTGCGCACGTGGCACACGAGGTGGATGTGGACCCCGAGAGTTTTGGCTGCATGCTGCAAGCGGTTCATGAAATCCTTCTCAGCGTTGACATCGTCCTGTTTGAGCCCGACCTTGGTTAGACTGTCGATCACGATGTGCTTACACCCGAGCTCCCGTGCCGCGTAGTGAGTAAAGCCTAGCACCCTCGATGGCTCGATCGTATCAAGCGCATCGAACACGAGTATGCGATCGTCACCATAGTCCACGAATTTATGAATGAATTCCTCCGCCACCTCGCCCGTGGTCAGGCCGGCTGCCTGCCTTGCCATCCTGAGCAGGGTTTGCTCGGGCGTCATCTCGAGCGAGCAGATAGCTACCCGACTATGAAGGCTTATGTGCAGCATAATCTGCCCAAGAATCATAGACTTACGGTGTCCGTTCATCGAGCACCACAACGTAATTTCGCTAGGCCTCAGGCGAAAATCATTGCACTTGCCCCATGGCAGGGTGTCGCCCCATATCCTCTCGCCCTTGCTGAGCTCGACTAGTGAGTCGCGCCAATACGCCGGCGAGTGGACCTCGCTTGCCTCGAGGGCGCCGCACAATTCGATGTACTCATTCCAATCAATCCCCTTGGGTATCTCAATCATCGTTCTAACTCCCACGTTTTCTCGTTCTTAGGTTGCTGTTCTTTCCGCCGGTTCTCCCACGTTCGGACCGCGGACTGCCACGATTTCATTTTATGCTTTCCGACCATCCAACCTCGAGTCTCGTAGTAATCCACGAAGGCCTCGGCCTTTATTCCGTTACCTCGCGACTCGCAATAGGCCTCCACCTCACCCACACTTGGCGCCTTAAATTGTTTATTGTTACTTGTCACTTGTTTAGGTATGGCGCTTTGCCGGCTAGCTGTTGGCGACTTGCCGGTTGTCTGTTGGCTAGCGTCTTGGTACTTCTCATAGCAAGTGATTGTTATAACAGAATATTTATTGGTCGTTTGTTGGCTAATCATCTCGTCTTTAACAAACTGTTTGATGTACCGCCTGAGTTTCGCCTCGGAGATGCCGAGCCGCTGCGATACTGCGTGCCGGCCGTAGATCAATTGCCCGCGCTTCACTTGTATGAGGCGCCCGTTAAATGACCGGCTCTTATCCTCATAGTTTGCGGACATGAGCAAGTAAACCCATAGTTTGAGGGCGTCCGCCTCGCTGAATACCCAATGGTCGAGGATGGCCCTTTGTACCCGTATCCACCCGCCGCTCATGCTCTCGCCCTCATTACTAGAAGCTTCGCCGCTATGATGTCCTCTTTATCCTTCGCGCTAAACTTGCGGCCCGCCTTCACCCAATGCGGCACGAGCTCGAGCAAGGCCTCAGCGCTCTCTATTTGCTCGCTCTTAGAACGATAGAAGGATTGCCTATACTCACCCGCCTCAGGCATTACCGCGTCCCACGAGAGCCCGATGGCGTCTAGAATCTCAAGCGCGCCGCACCCCGCGAAACAATGCAGCAGAAGCTTATCGCTCGCGCCCTCATCGACTCGCTTTATAGATAGTGATTGGCTCATGTCGGAATGCGCCGGACAAAAGGCCATCGCCTTGTCACCCGTGCGTCTCACCCCTTCAAGCTTAGACAAAACCAAATCATATGCGGCCATAAATACCCCTTTCGTTATCTGAATTAAATTGATACCTTAGGGCCAACGCGTGACCCCTTGCGTGTTATTCCCCTTGGTAGATCGATTGGGCGCCCCTCATACGGGCGCCTTTTTTTCCTCAATCGAAAGGGGGTGATGATCATACACACGCCCGCGCCCGTGTAGCAAGGCCCCCGCAACGCGAAACTTGCCGCGGTGATAGATAAGGCGGGGCGCATCCGTACACTCGCGTCGGAATAGTAGCTCGAAATATTCGAGCCCGTGCGAGTCGATGAACCGGCCCGCTATTTCCTCGAGGTGGCTCACCCCTTGGCCGGCCACGTTAAACCGCAGCGAGGCTATAGAATCCTCGCGGTCCTTCACTGTTAAAATTGCTCTCATCGTTAGGCCCTCGCTTTATTGTTTAAGAACCGGCCCGCACGTGAACCGTGCGCGCGGATATAGATACTCGGGGCCTCGCGCTTGCCATCGCATAGGCCGCATTCGATGCACGATAGGCCTTCGCTTTCCGATAGGCACTCGATCTCGCTAGTAGGGGCCGGCGCGTCACTAGCTATCACCCTAAACGTGCGAGCGCTCAGCGCGTGCGCCTTTTGCGCGCCCTTGAGAGTATCCGCGGATACCATACAGAGCTCGAGGTATCGGCTATCGAAATTTCGATGGTTCGCTTGATGGGTGTAGCCGGTATGCCCGCGGCTAAGCTTGGCGAATTCCTCGAATACCTCGAACGGGACCGCGGCCGGATCACCGTAGGCGCCGAGGCGTACCTTGCGCTTGGCGATCAAATGGCCGTGCTCGCTTGCGTCAAATGGGGTGTAATTGCCGCGCTTGTATGCGCGATAGATTGAGAGCGGGGCCTGCCCGATGTTCACGTAGCACGCGCCCCCATTGAAGTGTCGCAACGCACACGAGCCACACACGGAATAGTCGAGGCCTTGTTTGCTCGCTTCGATTGGGTTGAGATCGCTGCGCATGATCCACGTTTGGACCATTGAACCGGTTTTAGGATTATCCGTGCGCATTGTCGCGATTACTACAATCGGCGCGCCGTCTAATGCGCTCGCGCCTTCGTACAAAATAAAGCCCTTAGGTGATGCCATGATAATTTACCCCTTGTATTTTTTTTGAAATATAACGGCCATTGAAAGCGGCACGCTTGCCGCAATGAGTAGCATGGCCGGCGGAAAGTCTAAGCCGAGCGCGATCTGCACCGGCATCACTACGGTTAGCGCGAGAATGCCTATCAGCGCGAGGGTGGTTTCGATTGCGTGTCTCATGGTTTACCCCTTGGTGATGCCCGCCGAAGCGGGCGTGATTGTTTTTATACGGCTCTCAATAGCTCGTGAAGCTTAAGTGAATCCTTTTGCAGCATCTTATTGCCTACCATTTCGATGCCTGTTTTGCTCTGTATTAGCCACAAAGCGCTATTTAATTTCAAAGCTTTGCGGATTGTGTATTCGCGATCGACTCTCGTATATGACTCACTCTCGCTTACAAAGTCGACAAAGTTTCTATAGTCATAATTTAGCTTCGCTAATTCGATTGCGTCTCGCTTGCTAATGGTTTCCATGATTTACCCCTTTTGTGATGCGCCCCGAAGGGCGCGTTAGTGTTTAGATTAAGTCTAGGACTTGCTTCGCTACCTTGTCGCCATAGCGCCCATAGTCGCGGTTGTAGCCGTTGTGGAGGTCGCGTGCTATCAGCATGCATTCCGCTAAGATTTCACGGGTAGACGTATCGCCCATGTTATCGATGATCAATTCGGCGCAGGCCTTAGGTGAAACCTTGGCGTTTGCGGAATGGACGACTAGCTCAAATACGGTGTTGATTGGGTTTAGTAGGTTCATCGTGTGTTACCCCTTGGTGGTCCGCTGCACCCATTGCGCTGCGGTGTTGGTGGTAAATATCTACACTTCACCCATAAAACTCAAGTATAATTTTGTATCAATTTTTTATGCCTATGGATTCAATGGCTTAGCGTGTAACGGATTACACCACCGCAAGCCAAAACGGGCCCGAGATTACCGATTTGCTCAGATCAAGGGGTAGGCAAGGGGTGAGTGGATAGCGTGGCTCAGGTGAGCGCTGAGAGGGGAAAGGGGTGGGACTAAGGGGGGTGGGTATTGGGTGCATTTTCCACCCCCACATTCAAGCTTCTATCTTCGCGCGTGTGCGTGTGTGTGCGCGTGTACGTGTGCGCGTACGTGTGCGTGTGCGCCCGTGCATGCGCCGGCATGTGCGCGCGTGTGTGCGTGCGTGCGCGAGCAGGGCGGGTCCGACTTACCCCCGGGGGCGGGCGCGCGCGTGGACTATTTATGGTAGTTGCCCCCCAAATTTGCAAGAGGCCAAATTAGAAAAACCCCCTAATAATCCCCTCTCCAAAACCCACGCCACCCGTAGCCTGTAGACAGGTGTGGTCAATTACGCTAAATAGTGTTTTAATTCGCCAACTTAAAAAAGAAAAGAGGTTACGAAGGTGTGATGTCTGACACTATTGACAATCCCCCTGTCAAGCGTAAGCGAGGCCGGCCGAGAAAGTCTGAGATAACTCCGCCCAAGAATCGCAAGGTGGGTAGGCCTAAGGGCGACCACGCGATCATGCAGGAAATGAAGCAGCGATTCCTAGCAAGAAGGGATACCAATGCGGTCATCGAGTCTATCTTCAAGGCAGCTCAGGACGATGAGCATAAGAACCAAGCGGCAGCGTGGAAGCTGATTGTGGACCGCATACTGCCACAGGGCTCCTTCGAGAAAGATAAGTTTGGCGGCAAGCCCACGGTCAACATAACCATATCAGGCGTGACGGACACTCCCGTCATAGAGGGTCAGGTGATAGAAGATGGCGAATTTGAATAAGCTAGTGGATATGCTCGTGCAGCATGAGGGGATGAGAGAGAAGCCCTATGAGGATACGACAGGCCACCTGACCATCGGGGTAGGGCGCAATCTAGATAGCATAGGGTTATCTCATGATGAGATATACTATATGCTCAAGAATGACATACGCCGCTGCGAGGAAGAGCTGACCAACGCATTCCGTTGGTTTAAGTACCTCGATGACGTGCGTCAGCATGCGATGATCAACCTATGTTTTAACCTTGGGATTACCCGTCTCCGGAAGTTCAAGAAGGCTTTGGCTGCAATGGAGACTGATGATTTTGAGGAGGCGGCCGATGAGTTTCTTGATTCTAAGTGGGCTCAGCAGGTTGGCTCTCGAGCAATGGATGTAACCTACCTAATTAGATTTGGAGAATACTATGCCTAATGTCGGCGGAAAGAAGTACCCCTACACTACTGCGGGAATGGCAGCAGCTAAGAAGACCGCGAAGAGCAGGTCATAAGGTCTATATACCCTATCCATAGGGTCTGCATACCCTATCAAAAGGGTATAGAGACAAGAGATAAGAGATAAGAGATAAGGATAAAAGATTACTTTATGAACCTAAACATCAGTCTCCTAGAGTGGCAGAAGAAGGTTTGGAACGACCCCACGCGTTTCAAAGTGGTTGCTGCGGGTCGCCGAACGGGCAAGTCTCGTTTGGCGGCTTACCTTTTGATCGTCAACGCTCTGAAGTCTGATAGAGGCCAAGTGTTCTATGTCGCCCCTACTCAGGGTCAGGCTAGAGACATTATGTGGAATCTCCTCTTGGAGATAGGTCAACCCGTCATTGAGTCCTCTCATGTCAACAATATGCAGGTCCGGCTAGTCAACGGGACGACCATAAGCTTGAAAGGTGCGGACAGACCTGAGACTATGCGCGGTGTAAGTCTCAAGTTTCTTGTCTTGGATGAATACGCAGACATGAAGCCCGATGTATGGGAGTTAATCTTAAGACCTGCGTTGACAGACTTGAAAGGCGATGCCTTATTTATCGGGACACCAATGGGTAGAAATCATTTCTATGAACTCTACAAGCAAGCCGGTTTAGGCACAGACCCCACGTTTAAGGCATGGCACTTTACAAGCTACGACAATGACTTACTAGACGAGGAAGAGATTAACGCCGCGAAAGCGGGGATGTCTTCCTATGCTTTCCGTCAGGAATTCATGGCCTCCTTCGAGGCTAGGGGTTCTGAGATGTTCAAAGAGGATTGGATTAGCTTTGACGAGGAGGAGCCGGCCACAGGCGATTACTACGTTGCCATTGACCTCGCGGGCTTTGAGGAGGTCGGCAAAAAGAAAAGCAGCAAAAAGCTTGACAACACCGCTATTGCTATTGTAAAGGTGGGAGAGTATGGTTGGTGGGTGCGCGATATAGTTGCCGGTAGATGGGAGCTAAATGAGACCGCGCAGAAGATATTTCAGATAGTCCGAGACTACGAGCCCGTCTCAGTCGGTATAGAGAAAGGCATAGCCCGTCAGGCTGTGATGTCTCCGCTTACCGATCTTATGAGGAAATACCAACGTTTCTTCCGTGTAGAAGAGTTGACCCACGGAAACAAGAAGAAGA